TTAGGTAGGAATCTACAAGCCTTTGCAATCGAGGGGGCAACCATAACCGCTGATGGACAACTCGAATCGGCCATCCTTGCGAATGAGACGAGCGGACGCATGGTTGAAGCGGCGGCAGGTCGTAAACCGGCTGGCGTTACACTCGGAAGTTCATGGACAACCCTGCCAGACGAAAGCCTCCAAGCCTTTGTCGGTTTTTCGGGTGATGGAAGCCCTCTGGGTGAGTTATTTGCAACAATCCCGCAGGTAACAACCGATGCTATGCAGATGGCTTTGGTACAAGGCATCAGCCTTGGTGAAGGGCCACGAACAGTAGCACGGCGTGTACGCAAGGCAGCTGATATCGGTAGGAGCCGTGCAGAGACGATAGTACGCACCGAAATGATACGAAGTGCCCGTGAAGCACAAAGGCAACTCTATACGCAGAATCCAGCGGTGCAAGGATACCGACGGCAAGCCACCCAAGATAGCCGGGTATGTTTAGCCTGTCTGGCTTTGTCTGGGACGCTATATGCGACAGATGAAATCATGCCTAGTCACGTAAATTGTCGCTGCGTTCTTGTTCCGGTAACGATGTCATGGGCGGAGATTACCGGGGATAGTTCTATCCCTGACACACGCCCACCGGTAGCAACACCTGAACGCATACTCGCTGGTTTGTCGGATGCTGACAAGGTTGCCATCATGGGGCCTCAAAGATACGCGATGTACAAAGAGGGCAAGCCGCTTGCTGATTTTGTGCAGGTAGTACCTAACCAAGACTGGGGGCCTAACACCCGTGTACGGCCACTCAGAGAGCTTATATAGACCGTGTGGGATACTTACGCCATGGACGTGCTGACATCTACAGTGGACGGAATCAAGAGCGACAGGCTTGGCTATGTCAAAGGTTATCTGGTGCGCTTTGGCGATACCAAGGCAACCGACCTTGAAGGTGACTACTTCACCAAGGCAACCGACTACGGATTTCCAATGGAAGAGGGTAAGCGCGTACCGCTCAACGTCTACTACCACCATGGTATGGATCAGGCAGTTGGTAAGAAGTCCATCGGTACTGGCTTCATCAAGATGACCGATGAGGGACTCTGGTACGAAGCACAACTGGACATGGCAGACGAGTACGGCAAGATGGTTGCCAAACTTTGCAAGCAAGGCAAGATGGGCTTTTCATCCGGTGCTGCCGCTCACATGGTTGAGCGCAAGAGCATGGGCGGTGCTTCTGAAATCATTCGGTGGCCTATCGCTGAAGCATCGATTACCCCTACCCCTGCAGAGTTTAGAAACAGTGTCAAGAGCCTTGAGGAGTACTACGGCATGGGCGAGATGGAAGACGATGAAGAGATGATGCCTGAGCCGATGCCAGAGCCGATGCCAGAGCAAAGCCCAGAAGAATACGCCGCTGAGTTATTCAAGATGGCAGAATCGGATCTCATCCATGAAGGCATGGAGGCCTACTACGAAGCCATGTCCGAAGGTATCGGCATGGTGTCCGATGCCAGTATGGCAGAAGCCATTATCAATGAGTTTGCGAATCGTGCAAAGCAGCTATACGCCATGCACGGTGCTAAGTGTATCCACCCTGCATCCTTGCGGGGTGTAGAACGTCGGCTGCGGGATGCAGTCGGTCTATCACGGTCAAGCGCAAAGCGTTTGGCTCCAGTAGTCTGGGAATCTCTGCGGGATGCAGACCAGCCTGATGAGCAGCCGTCCATCGTAGTCGAGGCGAAAGCCCATGATACTGACGAACGCCAAGAACTCTTGGCTCGTCTGGAGTTGCTAAAACAACTATGACAATCGAAACATTGCAGAATCGTAAAGAATCTGTCCTTGCTACCGCACGGGAGCTCGCTTCCGGTGATGGTGACCTCGCACAGGTAAAAAGCCTGATGGCTGAAGCCAAGAGCATTGAAGAGCGCATCGAGACAATCAAGAGCCTCGGAGTTACCGCTCCTGTGGTATCCCCTGCTGTCGAAGACAAGCCATGGAAATCCGGTGGCGTATCAAAGCGCATGACCGACCTGCTTCCAGGCGCAACCGCTGATGAGCGTAACTACAAGGCGTACCAGTGGGGGCAGTGGGCACGTTCCATCATGGGCAACCGCAAGGCCGCTGATTGGGTAAAGAACCACATCAAGGCAAACGAAGGTACGGACTCCGCCGGTGGCTATACTGTTCCGGATCCACTTAGCTCTGACCTCATCTACCTGCGTGAGCAGTTTGGTATTGCACGGCAGAACTGCCGCATCTACCCCATGTCGAGCGACACCCTCCGTGTACCTAACGGTACTGCTAGCACAACGGTCTACTATCCGGGTGAGAACACCGCAATCACGCTGTCTGACATGACCTTTGCACAGGTCAGCCTTACAGCTAAGAAGGCGGCTGTCCTTACTCAGGTATCTAAGGAACTGGCGGAAGACTCCATCATCGACTTTGGTGCATCCCTTGCACGTGATATGGCCTATGTCCTTGCCAAGGAAGAAGACCGCGTTGTGTTCTCCAGTGCCTTGACTGGTACGGATGCTTCTGGTCTGGTCGGCCTTGGTCGTACACTTATCAACCTTGCAGGTGGACAGACTGGTTATGCTGACTTTGGCAAGATTGCATCTGCTGTAGTTGGTGCTGCTGGTACTGGTGCTACTTGGTCTGGCTTTACGCTTGCAAACCTTCAGTCAATGCTTGGTAAACTTCCAACGTATGCTGGAAATCCGAAGTGGTTCATGCATAAGAACTTCTTCTATACCGGCATTGCCGATAAGCTTGCGGCACTTGGTGGTAACAACATCGATGCGATTCAGAATGCATATGGTGTGCAACCGTTGCTTTATGGTATCCCTGTCGTGTTTGTTCAGAACATGATTGCCACACCGGCTATTGACAGCCCCGTTGCATTCTTGGCTGACCTCTCTGTTGGTACGGCATTCGGTGACCGCCGCTCCGTTACCATTGAGGTTTCGGATCAGCAGTACTTCAAGGAAGACGCTCTTGCATTCAAGGCAACCGAGCGATTTGCATTCTCTGCATTTGACTCCGGAAACTACGATGCGACAGCCGCAAACCGCGTCCCTGGCTCGTACATCGGACTGCTTTCGGCACACACGTAAGTTAGTGCGGAGTAATACCGCCATTTGCAATCAAGACCTCCGGCAGACGTGCTGGGGGTCTTTTGTTTTCAATGCGTGGTCAGGGTCAAAGACCCTATGTGGGATACTTAGCGCATGATGACCAGAGCCGAGGCAATCGCACAGGTTAGTCTTTTCTGCGATGCCACATCCTACCCACAGCTCTCCACTACCGAGATTGGTAGTGCGTTAGACATCTACTCCCGCTTCAGCACATGGACAGCGGCAACCACTTACGCTGTCGGTGACCGTGTAGTGCCTACAACGCCCAATGGGCGGGTTTATGAGGCACGGGTGGCTGGTACTTCATCCAGCACACAACCAGAGTTTCCAGCCTATCCAGCGGCACAATACAAAGGCTGGTCAATCCAAGACGGGACATCCGATCCGGTACTGACTTGGGTAGACATGGGCAGTATCAATGTTGAAAGATACGATGTCCGAACCGTAGCCCGTCAGATGTGGATGGTCAAAGCATCCCGTGTGGTTGCTGAAATCGATGCTAAAGAAGGCGCATCCGATGTCAAGCTAAGTCAACTCAAAAGCCACTGCCTAGAGATGGCTGATAAGTATCGCCCATTGGTGGTTGTATGAGCCCGCTTCTACGTCAGACCATACAGGCAGGCATGGTTCGTAACCTTTGCCAAGACCGTGTAGAGGTTCACCGCTTCACGCTCACCGAAGATGGTCGCGGCGGTGCTACTGAGACATGGCGCAAGGTTGCCGAATATCCTGCACGGGTTACCAACCAAAGCGACACAGAATCTATAGTTGGTGGGGCGATACAGCCATCAGCGCAATGGACACTCATAGTGGCCGTTGCAGCTGATGTCATGCCTCAAGACCGGGTCTACCTAGTCGGTGATGATTCCAGATACTTTGATGTCATCGGAACAGACTTTGGACAGACCGAACTTTTAGTACAGCACTGTGGACTAGTGGAGCGGGTGGCATAATGGGCGCATCAGAATGGACAACCATAGGTTTAGCGGCAGTGACCGGGATTATCAGCCTGCTTGCCTACATCATCAAGTTCTTGCATCGCATGGACAAACGTGGAGCCGTTGACACCGCCAAGATTGAAGACCACGGTGAGCGTATTGGTAGGCTCGAAACTGTAACAGGTGAGATGCGTACAAGCATCACCAAACTGGAGGCGAAACGATGAACGGAATAAGTATTAGCAGGCTAGTCGTGGTTGTCTTGATCGCCTTTGTCGCGTCCTTTAGCACGGTCTTTGGTGATGGCGTTCGTACGGCAGAAGCCAAGGACATCGCCGAGCTCGGCGCAGTGATGGCACTCTACGGAAGCAAGGCTGTAGCGGCTGGCGTCTCCGCTGCGGTAAGCAGTGTGCTGGCTTTCCTAACGATGCCGTTCAAGGGTACGGACATGAACGCGCTGAAGGTGGGGAAATGAATCTTCAGAACTTTTACATTCAAAAGGAACCAGCACCGTCTACCGATTGGCGTGTCTTTGGTGACATCGAAGATGACAACGGAAATATCCTCGGCACGTTTGGACCTGATGGGACATCAGTCAACATCTGGTGGGTTCAGCAGGATGAAGCATTTCAGTACGGCATTGTGACGCAGTTTGCGACGATTATGGCTCAACAAATTATCAGCGGAGATGCCGAGTAATGGCTACTTATTACGTTCGTACGGATGGCAATGACTCAAACACTGGTACAGGTGCCGGTGTAGGTCAAGCATGGGGGACAATAACTAAAGCCATAGGTGCGACAGGGATTGCTCCCGGTGATACGCTTTACATCGCTCCCGGTGTTTATCGTGGAAACTTTACAGCTGCATTTACAAACCCAGCAAACGAAGGTCAACGCATAACAATCGCAGGTGACCCAACATGCACGCAATTTACTGGAGTTAGTGCTGGACCAGTCATACTTACAAACTATACGAACGCGACCACATCTAGTAATTTGGCAGGATTAACAATAGCTAAAGACTACATCACAGTTATTGATATATGTTTTGTCATGTCTGTCCCCGGTGGTGCTTCTACTTTGGGACAAGGAGTTTTCGCTACAAGTACTGCATTTGTTATGAATCGATGCCTTGTACATAATAGAGAAAATAGTACTGAATCTTATGGACTAAATATAACAGTTCCACAGCAGACATCTGGTCCAACGGTTATGAATTCAGTAATTATTGGCAATATGCTAATTGCGAATAATGCTACATCTTCATATAACGCTAATGGAAGTGTAAAAGATTGTTTGTTTATAAGTACTAGTTTGAATTCTCAAACATCATCTGGTGCGCTTACTTTAGGTAGTTTTACAGCCAATAGGGCTGGTGGTTATACTGTAGCAAACTGTACTTTCTATTCTGGTGCAGCCTGCATTTCTATGTATCCAAATTTTGGTTTATCAACTTCACATCCATCATTCTTTACAAACAATTATCTTAGAGGTGCTACAGGAATACAATCAACAAGTACAAGCGCACAGTCAGAAACATACAACATTTTTGAGTGTGTTACAGACCGAGTAAATGTTACTGCTGGTACAGGATCAGTAAGTAAGCCACAACATGCTCTTGATATGCATATATCAAAAATACAAGGCTGGTCTACACTTCCGTTCCTTGCACCACTGACAAACAGTTACGGTATAAGTGCCGGGAACGTTACAAGTGCGCCATCTACAGACATGCTAGGCGTAACGTGGTTGACACCAAGCACTCCAACAATTGGATCTACCGAAACATCTAGAATTGCAAATCAATATCTTCCAACAGAGCGGAACGCGTCTACCATCACCATCGCTCCCGGCTCAACCTCACAGTCCATTGAACTGTATCTCGGTGCTACAGGTCTCACAGCCTCCACAAGCGGTCTCACAGCCCGCTACAACCGCACAAGGACTGCCAGTGTAAGCATCCCTCTAGTAGCCCGTACAATCGCACAGGCGTGGACATCTGGTGGCTTTGCCGAGGTTGACGCAACCAATATGCCGGGCGTCTACAGATTGGACTTGCCTGATGCAGCTTTGGCTGCTGGTGCTGACGATGTCACGATTGTTGTACGTGGTGCAAGCGGTACTAACGGTGCGGTAATGACGGTCAAACTCAGCAGTGGTGGCTTGACATCAGCGCAGACGGCATCCGCTGTACTTGATGCTGTTGGTTCGTCTTATGTCACGGCTGGTACAATTGGATACGCAATCCAGAACAGTAACGTGGCAAGCATCAGTGGTAGCACTAGTGCTGCGGATGAGCTTGAAGGTGCTTTGCTTCACAACGGTACAGACTACATCAGTGCAGAATTGGTGACTCCGGTAACATCAGCCGCTCTTGTTCGCATGGGTCCGTTTGAGGTTAGGGCTGATGGTCTTGGAGCATCCGATCCGCTTGACATCCAGGAGGGCGCACAGCACGGCGTAGATATCCAATGCGTAGACAACAACGGGGCAGGGATTGACATTACCTCTGCAACGGTTACGGCTAAGGTCTACAACAGTGGTGCAACGCTGGTTGATACCTACGCTTGTACGGCAACATATGCAGCTGATGGACGGGCTACCTTTACGATTGACACGACGGTAACTAACACGCCTGGAACCTACACGGCAACGATTACACGCACAACGGGTGCATCTGATACGCAGGTCTTTGGGCCTCTACGAATCTATGTGAGGGACATCTAATGGCATTGATATTTGATTTGACAGAAGACCCTCAGCAGGTCGTGCAAGTCTCCGCTTGGGTCGGAGACTGGCACTCCTATGTAGTACGGCTGGTTGATGAGTTAGGCAGTCCGGTAGACATTACTACAGGTACACTTGGCATCACCTACACCAACATCGCTACCGGGTCTGCCTATACTTTTGCATCTGGTTCAGTTACGCTCACGAAGCAGTACAGCGCACAAGGTATCCTGAGCATCCTAAATCCGGCGGCGTACGGCACTGCGGCTAATATTCGGGTTACGGTTTCCTTCACGGTTGGTACAGATGTACGCAGGTTCGGCCCTCTTGAAATCGAGGTCTTGGCTCCGTGATAAAGATGGGCTTCAGCCTAAAGAAAGTGCGCTTGGATTCCTATCAAAAGAATCTAGGGCGCCTTTCTCAGGTTGTCGGCAAAGCTGCCGCTGATGTACAAGGTGAAGCAAGTAGAAGCATCGCCATGAACTCCGGTAAGTATCGTGAGTATTACGGCAGAGTAGAACATCCCCACTGGTCAAGCCCTCCAGGCACTCCACCAAACAGCGACAGCGGTACTCTGGCGAATAGCATCATGCCACAACGCGTCAATGCTACAACCTATCTTGTGGTTGTGAATGCAAAGTATGGCGTACCACTGGAACTTGGG